TCTATCATTATTTTCTATCATTATTACTGTCGTCTAAATTTTTGATTATGTTTTTACTTAGTCTACGTTCATTTTTAACTGTAGACTTCTTAATATTTTGCTTTTTGACTACTACTGTACGCTTTTCGTATTCGTTCATGTTGTCTGGATTTTTAACGCCTGCCCAAACCATAGCGTCTTCCTTTGCTACATGATTCATAGGACCAACTGTTTCGTCAAGGTCGTCTGGATTAAATTTTTTGCGTGACATGATTAAGCCTCACTGTAGGTATTGTATACGCATAACAGCCTTCTGTGCTACACGTAAACTAGCACGGTTGGCTGGATGAATCAAGCACCAAAGTTGACGATCAGCAAATAATTCTTTAGCACGTTTTACTGCCCATGTAGCAATACCCTGGCCCTGCCATTGTTTAGCTACAAAATATGCTGTCTCGCAATCCTCTTTGATTTCCAGCGCCCCTACTAGTATACCACTATTTAACCATATTCCCCAGGTGTAGTAATCATTTATAAACATATTAGCTGCATCACGAACGAACGGCCATTCCAGACTCGCAGCAGTTGCTATATTTTGGTCTACAATCGCCGTTAGTTTATAAAAGTCTCGTTGATGTAACCTACGTAACTCTAGTTTCATTTTTCTTTTGTATTAATAGGAAAATATGCTTGGATAGTTTTACCCATCTTTTGTGCTGATGCTGCACGGTGATTGCCATCAATAACACTATACTTGCCATCGCTAAACTGTGGACCAACAATAATTGGTTGTGATAGATTTACACGGTGGCTGTAGTCAATATCAATAATACGATCAAATGGATCGTCGTAATCAAAAAACTCTTCTTCGCTTGGGAACATGTCGGGCGTAAAATCCCCTAGTTTCCAATCATGGGATTGTATGTAACGATCCATATTTTTATTCATGCCAGCATCGTGATGCATACCTCTAAAGATTTGCAGCATCTCTTTACCGTTTTCCTCGTTCATTGAGGTTAGTTTAGATAATCTAGGTTTAAATAGTTTTTGATCACCCTTGGTTGTTTTTAATACTGGTTGATTATGGGCATCTTTGCTAAAGCCTTTGACTTCTGCTTTACGATTTTTAAACTTACCCACCATCACTTCGTCGCCAACTGCAATATCTGGAAGTTTAAGAGTGTCTAATTCACTTACTTGGATAGTTTTACCGCTTTCTTCGTTCATTGCACTTGCACTGTACGCCGCTACTAGTTCTTTACCATTAACACCATTAAATGCACGTGCAATATCAAAAGCATAACCGCCAACGTCTTGACCACGTGGATCGCTCTTTACAAGACGATCTAGTGCTGCTAGTGCTGCCGCAAAGAATTTATCGTTTTGTTTTGCTGCTAGGGTTGCTATATATTCATCACGGTTTACTGCTTCAAATATTTCATCATTTTTTGCAATATCTGCAATATGACGTAATGCACTAGTAATTTTTTGGCTCGTATTAGTAATGAAATTCAATGGTTTTAGATACTCATCTGGTACATCATCTTCCCCATATTCTTCTGCAATGGTTTTTTGTAATTTTAAGATTATAAAATCAAGTTCGTCTATTGTACCATATGCATCATTTATACCTGATTTTATGTTTCTATATACCGGTGCCATGTCTGGTATGTCTTCGTCTAATTCTATAGCTTCTCGTTCATCACTTGTATCACCAGTTACCTGATACTTTTTACCGTTTACAGTAAACTCTTTTTTACCTGCTTTAATAGCATTCATTCTGGCATCAGTAAATGGATTTGATTCACCCATAACAGCATTGTTGAGTTTTACACCTGCTTTGTCGGCAAGTCGCTTCAACTTTAGAGCATACTTTCCTGTCTTGTATGCTGCCTTCAATGCTGCTACTGTGGTCTGCCCAACAACCGCCATAACAATAAGGTCGGTGAGTGCTGGAATTGAACCAAAGTCTTCGTTGACGTTTTTATCCGTTTTCACTGACTGTTGCTGTAGTTTGCGAGCATACTCTTCACGTTTCTTTTTATCGTCCAGAAACTTATTAATCTTAAATAGTGGGTTCTTGCCCTCAGTAAATTCATTTATTTTCATTTTTTATTTTCCCAGTATTCTCGCCAAAACATATTTCGATCATTTGTAGACATCCTCGCTGCTTCGTGTTCTTTAATCTTTGCTACATAAAACTCTACAAATGCGTCTGTATACATGCTAGGTTCCTTTACGCTGCTCTGCTAATCCCATATTGTATAGCTTGTGAACGCTACTGCCGCCCAGCAACTTTGGTTTACCATCGCCGCCAAAAAACTTCTTGGCTTGGCGTTCAGTCTCACCTGGCTTAACGTCTACAGTAGTGTTTACTCCACTCACTATTCGACCCACACCTTCTGATATGATATCACTAATCTTCATATTACTATTTATTTAAAATGTTTTTAAACTTGTATTAAAGAATTGATCGTTGACATAATCAATTATCTTAGTCCAGTTTTCTAAAGGTTTCAATCCAAGAAAGTCTAACATTTTATGATATTCAGTTTCGTCCTTGTTTAAAATCTTTATCATATCAACGAACCCGTACTCAAATTGGTGTGCTGACTGAAATATTTCAAATCGTTCAGGTATTTCTAAATTATACTCAGCATTTGTTGATATCATTATAGGTATAGATTCATAATACAATACATCTGATACTTCTGATATTTTCCAGATACGGTCAAACATAGCATCTGATTCTGGCGAGTTTGGGATAGTAAATATTAGTATTTTTGATACATTACTTCCAACTCCAATTGGTCTAAATTCTTCAGCAAAAATATCAGCCCATAGGTCCGGTTCTGGACGAAGTGATACTGCTAAAGATTTACTGTTGTCGTAATTTATTGAAGCAGTATATTCTTCAAAAGTGTCACGACCATAATACCACACTGTTTCAGTGTTTCCATATATACCGGTTGCTTCTATCTCAGCGCAAAACATTCCTTCGTGCCTATTAACAAAATGTGTAAGTTGTCTAATAGGAGATCCGCTGTAACAACCTAAAATAAAAATTTCAGACATATTTTTTATAAACCTTTTCTATCATATCCTTAGTAAGATACTCGTAATTATTAATAGGTTCCTCATCAATGAATTCCAATAATGACTTATATTCATTAATATCACAATCTAATATATTACCAATATTCAAATAATGTAATCTATATTTGTCAGAAAGAAAATCAAAAAATCTACCAACATAAATCTCTGAATACCATTCCCATGTTATAGTTTTTGTTGTTTCTATCGTAGCCCATGCGGGCGCTACATTTTTAAATAAATTATGTGATCTATTTTCAATAGGGGTCGTCCATGTGTTGCTGGGATCTATATAAACAACAATTATTCCTGCAGGATTTATCTCATTGACGATAGCAGATATTTCGTCTTTAGACTTCATCCACAATTCGTGATATTCAATTAACTGAAGTGCATTTTTTGTAGACGATATATCCTGTGTATATAATGGTATCCAACTTTTTGTATATGTTTCAAAACTACTATCAAAATTTGATACATCAAACTCACCATCTGACTCATGATCTGGATAGCTATCAACTGTAGAATTAAGCCAATGTGTGCCAGGAGATTTATAATCACAGGCGCCGTTTTCATTACACTCAAGGTATGTTTTATATTTTGGAAAATTTTTATGTTGATCAATAAACCACGTAAGCCATTGCCCAGAATGGCCTGTCATGTATACAACCAAATAATGTTCCATTAACCAAATTCTTTATCACCAAAGTTGGCTGCACTAAACTCTAGTCGGTCAACGAGCTTTACTGCATTACCCATATGGTCAATTGCGACATAACCTTCTGGTGATGTCACTTTGTAGCTGCCGTCTCCCTGTTGCAAGAAACTTTCAATACTACCAATACCGCGTAGTTTTTTAACAATTAACAATTTTGCGGCAATAATTCTCATATACAATCCATACATAGCGACAAGTTGTTCAGTGTTGTCGTTAACCCATTGTACGGATTGTTCTGTTGCTTGTGCCAGGCGCTGGCCTGCGGCACCCTCTGGACCTGTTTTCAGTCCAGCCATTTTCTTCGCTGCTTTTTCGTTTACACGCTTTACAAAGTCAGCAACAAATTTCTGTGGATCCTGTTCAAAACTACCTCCACGTACATAGCTGTTGATGTGTGCTTTTAGCTCAACCCCAATACTTTGGATTGGACTGTTGCTTAGTAGACCAAATGTACGATCATCAAGTGTGCTTAAATAACTTTCAGCATCTGCGATAGCTTTACGCAGTGCAGCATCTTCCTGTGTCGTTAGTGTAGCAACGCCAGTTAAGTCTTTGTAATAAGCATCGTCAACAAAGATACCAGATGCATTTTTAAACTTGTTAACATCTACATCAAAACTTGCACTCATGTCAGCCAGTGTTTCACCGCCGCTGTAACGTGTATGGAAAATAATACCCATTGCACTGTTTTGAATACGTGTCGCCAAATCACTACCCAGTGGTACTGCGTATGTAATGGTGTTTGGCTTAAATGCTACGTATGAATCACCAGCAATATCAACTGTTTTTAAACTGTCTGGAGTAAACAATAGATCGCCTTGCATAACGCCCTCTATGCCTAGCTTGCTTAGGCTAGTAAACGTAATTTTTAGTTTGTTACGTAGATTTGCACGATCGCCTTGTTCCTGTTGATCTGGGAAGAACTGTTCAACATCTTGCACTGATTTGATTAGCTTTGGACTTTTAGCAAACACGCCCTTGGTGCCTACAAAGAACTTGCCATCTTCTGGATCAATACCACAAATAATTGCTGGTGCGCCATCCCACTTAACGGTAACGTTTGTTCCTTTACCACCGTGTCCTTGTAGCATACTCTCTAAACTTTTTAGGTAAGCGATAATGCGCTGTGCTCCATCATGGCCAGCATTAATAATTTCATCTTCCAAATGCTCAAGGTGTGTATTTTTACCTTCAGCTTCCATGACACTTTCAACAGGAAACTCTTTGTTTGGTGTACGGAAGTTCTTTTTGCGCATTACAGTCTTGGCTACCAGTTCAAGCATACCGCTTCCCTTGTTCCAGTTTAGCGCGAAGGGAATATTAATATCGCTAGATAAGTCCTTCATAACGGCTTCAGCATCTGGGCCAAGACGTGCAATGGGTTTACCCCATTTCATAAATTCTTTTTTAAATAGCTGTCCAAGCTCACTAAGTGTAATTTGTTTAATGTTACGTTCATCATTAACACGGTCTAGGAAGTGTCGTGTAAATTCAACATCAATTCCTAGTTGAGAAAATACTCGATCCAACACTTTTTCAAGTGCATCAAGTTGTGGCTGTGTTACTGGAGTGTCTACTTCTGTAATTCTCATTTATCTTTATCCATTGGTTTTTCGCCTGTCAGATAAGGCTTTGAGAACCAGAGCTTAAACCACTCAGGAGTTCCTGGCCTAATGTTTTTCTCACGCTGATAGCGGCCCTTTTCAGAACCAACAATACTGATGTTTGACTCGTCGTCACCGTCAACAGTATTGCCTTCTTTGTCAATAATACCAGCTAAACGCTTTAGTTTATAGATTTCGTCTATTTTCATGGCGATACACCCTCTGCTATGGGTATTTATACTGACTCGATATATTCGCCAAATTTTAGTTTGAAGATCATAGCATCTTCTGAATTTTCCAAGAAAACATAAAGTTCAGGAAAATTATAATCATAATAACCAGACGTATTATTATGAAGCCATGTGGTAATTTCTTTTTCGATTATCCTGGTTCTGTCAGGATACACCCGTATCTTGTCTTTAATATTAAATGTCCAGCCAGGGCGTCTCATTTAATTTTAAATCCTGTGCTTGGCAAATACTCACGCAGTGATATTTGATCTTCTAATGTTTTACGCATGGGCTGTTCAAGGGAAAATATTAAATCATCCATGTTTAATATATCACTAAATGCTTTCCTATTAATATTGTTTTCATTATGTGCTATTTGTAATAGTTTAATATTTTTGTTATGGTATAGATACAATGCGTGTTTGATAATATCAATATTGACGATATCAGTATTAAATGCTTTAAATAATCGCATTATTTCCGTTTCATCTTGTTGAACTATTAATTTTTCATAACTAAGATTAACAGCGCCTTCAATGAACCCATTCTCTTTGTAAATGTGATTGATACCTTCGTTTTCATCTATCGGCTCTGTCTTAAATTTCCATAATACTCCAATAAACGTTTCTTGAAAGATGCCATCAACGTATATATTGACGGCGGTTGTATTATCGTCAGTGTTTATTTTTAATTCACGCAATGTATGTGTCTGCAATACATGTTCATCTGGCATATTATCATAAAGTTCTTGATGCTTTTCAAGATCATCGTAATATTTAAATGTACGATATTTTAATACACTGCTAGACATATGGTTCCATGCATTTAATCTGTGCAAATGTATTATTTCTGTATTCCATCCTTTGGCGATAGATATCAAGGCAAGTATAAAATCACCACCTCCACCACTGGGCCAATTTAAAATATATTTCATAGTTACTGTTTATACGCACTTACTTGAATAATCTTACCATCTTCAAGTGTCAATACGTCAATAACATTAATTGTAAAGTTTTGTTGCGCACTATACACTTGAATGCGTCCAAAGATTTTTTTAGTATCTGGATTAAATGCTGTATGCTTAACACGGATTTTAATATCAGGAACAGCCGCCCAGATATTTGCGTTTGCACCAATCACGCTGTCACGACCAGTGACTTCTACTTCCCAATCACGCAATGTTACATTGTCATGGAACATACGCCCAAGTTCAAATGTATCACGATCATTCCATGCATCAATGTACTCTTTAAATAGAGTATCTGCTGAATTATTCATTACTCTTTTTATCCATTCACTCATTTACCAAATCCTTAATTCTTCAATATTGATTGGCGTATAATTAATCTGTTCCACACATACACACCGATAAGGTCCCGCTGGACTGGGATTGCTGTGTATATGCCCATGAACATTAATTACAGATGTCCACAGTTCAGGGTTGTCTTTATCTACTGGTGTATCACCATCTGCACTCTTAGGGCGTATTAGACTACCTTCGTGTAGTGGTACATGGCTGAACAGTAGGCCGAATGATATGAAAGGACGCCATAGTTCCACTTTGCTAAACCATCCGCCACTACTTAGCATTTTGATGTTATCATGATTGCCAACAATCAAACGCTTTTGACCGTTTAGTTTATTCCAGTTCTTTTTCATCCAACCTTCAGGATCTGGACCCATTACGACATCACCCAAGTGATAAACTTTATCACCAGGTTTGACAACACTATTCCAGTTGTCCATCAGCATTTCATCCATATGCTCAACATCACGAAATCCCGGACGGGTCAACTCCCCTGTCCAGTCTGTGAACTTTAACATATTGGCGTGATTAAAATGTGTGTCACTGATTACCCAAATATCTCTGCTCATTAACCTGCTGATTCCTCGAACGGTATACTAGCCAAGTTTTTACACTTTGCCTCTACCATGATGTCGAATTGTGATCTAAAAGTAGCGGCCCATTCGTTGACTGCGCTGTTCCACATATAGTCGCTGTGTGCGCGAAGTTTTGCCTTTTTAAATCCTCTATTAATTAGGGATCCAAAGTCTGGACGGACATCTGTTGCTTCGCCGGCCAGTAAATCCTCTCTAGATACGCTGTAGTGAATAACAGGCCGAACACCACGCCAGCTATCAATAACTCGTTTAACCCTATCGTCCGTTGGTTCAATATATTCTCCTCCACTGTTTACCCAATGGTGATGGATGTCTACAACCAGTGCAACATCTTTTTCTAGTTCTAGGCTAGCTTCGAGACCCCAGGCGTTTTCGTCGTTTTCGATAGTAATACAGTTTCGTGCTTCTGGAGACAGTCTTGGAAGGACGGCTTTGATACCGGCTGGACCTTGGCGTCCTGAGATGTGGACGTTACACTTGAAGTCTTGCCAACTTTTACCGTAGCCCATCCACCTGATGAGATCCGCATGGTATTCAAACTCCTCTATGCTATTATTTACAATTTCTGGATTATCGCTAGCCAACACAGTAAACTGCCCAGGGTGCATAGACAGGCGTACATCAAGGCTACGAGCGACTTCGCCCACATTCGCGTATGCTCGCTGGAGCCGTTCCTGGATATCTGACTGCCTATAAAAATAAGACCAGCTACGCTCAGTATAAGCAGGAAGCTGATTGGACCCAATGCGTACCATACGTTGTGTTGGAGGTAAGTTACCCACATAACGAATCATCCTTTCCAGTGCTGCTACGTTGTGTAGTGAAATATCGTAAAGACGTTCTTCAGCTACATCACGCTGCTGTCTATTTAACCACGTAATAGTAGTGCTACGTTCACTATATTCACGTTGAATCTCCTCAAGTAATTTTTTCTTGAGGCTTTGATCATGATGCATATATTTGCAGGCAAAGCCTACACGTTTAATTGATTGATTGAACACAGTCCTATAGATCCTTGATGATAGTATTGCACATACTTAACTATAGCATATATGCATAGACTGTCAAGATTTATTACGCATTACCCACTGGATAACTTCAGCATCTGTAAATGATGGACTTCTACGATGGCTTTCTGGCAGCATATCCCAACTGCGCAATGCTGGATGTGTTTTACCAGTATTGCTAAAATATGGACCATGGCGCCAACCTTCGTTTACCATACTGTCAACCCAACGATTGTGATTCCATTTGCTCATCTCCGCTACAGCCTGAGCTCTTGTTTCTTCATCTACACTTAACTCAACACCATCGTTACCCAGCATACCAGCATCATAGTTGCTGCTTAGTTCAACATCAAAGTCACCATCGTACAAATATTCCCATGCTTGCACAATAAACGCTGCTTCTGTCTCTGTTAAGTTACGAACTAGTGGAACAACATATGCGTGTTGAAATTCACAATCTTCACATGTACCGTACTCCATAGCAATAAAGTTTTCTCCCATCTGATAACTGTATGTTATATTTTCAGGCCCAAAACTTTTCACTGTCTGATACCACTGTTTAGCAGTATCAGCGTCTAGCATTTCTGGAGTCTTTAGTTGTATGTGATTTTGATAAAACATTGATAATCCTTTTTTAACCGTGTGGGTTTTCCGTTATGTCGTCGTCATCAAGTGGAGCAATTGCTGGCTCTGTTGTTCTTGATCTATTTGACTGACTTCTAGTACTATTAGTTGATCTTGCTGCAACTGTTGGTGTTGTAGTTGATTGTACTACAATTGGTCCAGGGGTGATATTACCACTATTTACATAAAGTCCAAACCATGCTGCACCTGCGCCAGTTACTACGCTTACAAGTCCAGCTTGTTCCATAGTTGGGTCTGGCAATGCCATAAACCATTCTACTACACGATAGAACATATACATGTACATTGTGATAAATGCACGTGGAAATAGACGCAGTCTATCAAACCAATATGGGAATAGTTCCCATTTACTTATCGTTCCGTCTTTATTCAAATCCATTGGACCTAGATCTCGTATTGCCATAATGCATGTGTTACCCCCGTAATTATATGTATTTAGCTGATATCCATGGAAAAGCCCAGTGGAAACACTGGGCTTGGGCCACTCTCAGTTGGAGAGCAATTATTACAGTGTTGCGTCTGCTACTGTAGCTGCTGCAAAAACACCGCCAACTGCTTGTACTGCTGTTTCAAGTGTTGCTGCGTCCCATCCTGAGTTCTCAACATAAATGCGGAATGAACCTGCATTGTATGCACCAATAGCTAGCGTAATGCCACGCTTTTGTACTGCTTCTACAAATGCTTCCATGTCTTCGCCCGGTGCTACTTGTGCGTCTGCGCCTGCTGCATTTCCAATTAAATAAACGCTTACTGGTGCGCCAAAGTTACCTACATTAAACCGGATAACGTTTGCTGGGTTACGTGTTGCCATTATAATGACTCCTTTTTAAAAATCTGCGTTGTTACGCTTATGCTTATTTATCTTACTACTTCATTTAGTTCTACAAACACTGTCCAGTCAACTGTGGTTGCATCGCTGCCTGTGACTACAATTTTTAAGCTATCGTTTACAATGTTAGCACTTGCCGCGCCTGACCAAGTTTGATCGCTGTCAGCAATTGTCTCTGTAATGTTTGAACCAATTAGCCTTAGGCCAGCACTGTTGTTGTCAATAATACCACGTACAACAAAACTTGCTGAGTCAGCCCCGCTGGTTGCAACAAACGTAATTTTAAACATCGCAGTTGTGCCACTGGCAATAGTAATTCTGCTGCCACCATTTAATAGTACTTCTGTTGGAATAGCATTAGTTGTGCGGATCGCCATAACCATATTCTTGATAGCGGCAGTATGGCTAACAGTACTAATTTTTTGCAGTGTGAAACTTTCAAATGTTACGCTGCCTTTGAATGTTTTATCACCATAGATAGTTGGTTCAGCGTGTTTGTTGTTAACATATGTTTCAGTAGCCAAGCCAGCAATACTTGGAATGTATGGCTTGTTTGCTAGGTCATTGTAGTTACCACTGAATAGTATTGGGCGGTTAACTAGATCATTGTAGTCACCACTAAAAATGTCTGGTAAGTTACTTACTTGATTGTAGTCAATATAAGCTGACACCGCTGTACCTAGATCATCTAGTGTAATTCTACTAATAACGGTATCTGGTTCAGGCTCAATGTTTAGTAACTGTAGTTCATCACCAACTAACATAAGTCTCAGATCGCTGTTGTCTGCTGGTGCGTTAATTAGATCACGATAATCACCACTGAAAAGAATTGGACGGTTGACTAGGTCGTTATAGTTACCACTAAAGTGATCACCACGTTCCAGTAGCTTTTGTGTTACATAAGACTCAGTGGCATAACCGTCAAGTGTTATCTGTCCGTTACTTAGAATGTTTGCTAGCTGTTCAGTAACATAAACCTTTGTAGCAAATGTATCTTCTAGGTCAACGTTTTCCCAGAGATTGTTAACACCGTTCCATATTAATGCTTGGTGCAATGCGTCAAGATTAGTATCAATGGCAACATCATTTAAGTCGCCAACGTTTGCAATTACTCCAAGTGTTGCTGCACTGATTTGCTGTTGCACATATGTTTGTGTGGCATATCCAGTTAAATCAACACTACCACCGCCACTGCTGTTTGCAACTGCACTATCTACATATGCCTGTGTAGCATATCCAGTTAAACTTGGGATAGTTGGCGTATTGGTTAGATCAGTATAATCGCCACTAAAGTGTGGTGTTATTAAACCATCTACTTCAGTCTTTGTGTAGTATGATGTTAGGTCAACACTTGGTTGATAACCAGCTAGGGCAGTTGCTAGTTCAGTTTCAGTTACATAACTACTTAAATCAATACTGCCACCACTGGCTACGTTTGCAATCTGTTGATCAACATACGCAATGCTTGCCAATCCGTCAATACTTGGAATGATTGGCTGATTATAAAGGTCGGCGTAGTTGCCACTGAAGATAATTGGCTTGTTTGTTAAATCATTATAACTGCCGCTGAATAGTGTTGGTTTGTTTGTTAAATCGTTATAATCGCCGCTGAATACTTCGCCAGCAACATATGCCTTTGTAGCGTATTGTGATAGATCAAATTTTGGTTGGTAGGCAGTTAGTTGATTTGTAACATAACCAGTGGTAGCATATCCTGATAGATCTATTGATGGCTGATAATTTGCTAACAGATTGTCTACTTCGGTTTTAGTGTAATAGGTTGAAAGATCACCACTGCCCGCACTAGCCAGTGCTGCGGCGATAGCCGTGTCAACATATGTTTTAGTAGAATATGAAGTTAAGTCTGGTTGACTTAGCGCAATTTGTTGTGTTACATATGCTTCACTTGCTAACCCATCAATGCTTGGGATTGTTGGTTTGGTAGTAACATTTGCCCAATCTATAGTAGTAGCAGTGCCACCATCTATATTGTCTATCAGTGACTGTACTTGTGCAAGTGTAGCGTATCCAGTTAAGTCTACGGTTGCTATTTCTGCCCGTGTTGTGCGAACAAACAAGTTTTTTCTAGCATCAAATGCCAGCATGTCGCCCTCAACAAATTTAATACTAGTATCAATAATACTATTGCCAGTATTACTATTATACGCCTTAATTGCCAATTTTTACTACCCCCATTAAATCATTAATACTACTTTGTCAACTAATCCATGAACTGATGGGTTATAGTTTTGATCTATTAAGTAGCTTCTATCGACAACAGCTCTAATATAAACGAAGTTTCCAATAAAACTTGTACCAAGTGTTTCTGATTCGTTGTCCCACTCAATATGCACAGTATCTTGCTGTAATTGAATGAAGAACCAATCTGCTTCTGTAGGATTTTCTAACAGTGTTGCCTGTAAGCAAATACGGCCAGTGAAGTTTGTTACGTGGAAACTTACTGTGTGTAAACCATCCGCAAAGCCATAAAAGCCGTCACCGCGGTGTTTCTCCCCAGTGTACGACATCTGCGTTTGATTTGATAAAATTATTGTGCTGTTTGCCATGTCTTGTTATCCGTTGTTATCCATAGTCTCAATTTCAACCAGTGAACCTTCATCAGCTAGAGTTCTAATAACTTCTTCTAGCTGTGCTATTACGTCTGCATCTAAGGCTGGACGACTAGCATCTGAATCTTTTACTAGCTTACTGACTTTAACAACGATAATAGACTCGTTAATTTTTGCCATTCGTGAGCTCTCCTTTAATAATAGTATTTATTAAAAAAGCTCAGTCTATATTGTCTAGTGTTATTGCACGTGTTACTTTAATGCTAAGTGTGTTACTGAACGCCATTTTAAACAGCATGATAGCTGCTTCGTCATTAGTGTAGATATACGGTATTGCAGATATACGGCGTCCTGTGTATCTATAATTATAATATCCCCCAGCGCGGCGCAGTATTTTATTATCAGTGGTATCAAATTGATCCATTGCCCAGTCATAGGCTGCAATCATTTCCTCATCAGTGGTATTACTACGCCAAGGACGAGTTGCATTTACTCTAAACTTGTATTTGCCGTGATATAAACGTTTTCTAAATTCGCTCTTTTCATCCAAACTGTGCATAATCTTGGCATGGTCTGCGTTAGCTGGTGAAACAACGCTTGCAATAGGATATCCGCTTTGGTATACAATCCAATCTACAAACCCGCGGTGACTTGTATACACTGTTAGCATGTAGTGAAACTTTATATCATCGCTTTGCTGTGTATGAGAAAAATTTAAGTTCATAAGACGGCGTGTTCTATGACTAATATCATCACTTGCTTTGCGATTTGGAATAATATAGTGTTGTAAATTTACATAGTTATATTGAGTGTACGGTCCAATAGTAATCGCACACTCATATTTTCCGTAATATAGTTTATTACTTTGCACCCATTTAGGATGTTGGGTCAGGTCTTGCATCAATTAAAGCCTCTGGTTTTCTATCACTCTTCACAGTGATAATAGTCTGGGTGCCATCCCAGTTTACAGTAAACTTTGAATTATGGATTTCTCCATGTTCCATCATAAACTTGGCCAGTGGTAGTTTAACTTTCTCATTAATTAGTCGTGCTAGTGGGCGAGCGCCCATTGCTGGATCAAAGCCTTCTTTTTCCAAATAGTTTTTCAAATCCTGCGTCCAGGTTAGTTCAATGTTACGGCCTGCTGTCAAGCCTTCAATCTGTCCCAAGAACTTAACAACAATACGTTGCATGTTCTCTGGACGTAGTGCATTAAAACGAACAATAGCATCCAAACGGTTGCGGAATTCAGGAGCAAAGAAGTTGTTGATTGCATCGTCAACTGCTTTAGAGTTGTATGTCTTGTCACTAAAGCCAATAGCCTTTGTCGCGCCTTCACGAGCGCCAAGGTTACTGGTCATTATAATGATAGCGTTCTTGGCACTTACTTTTTTACCTGTGCTGCTGGTAATAACACCCTCATCAAGTAGTGACAGTAGAACAGTCATAATGTCTGGGTGTGCTTTTTCAACTTCGTCTAGTAGCAACACACAGTTTGGACTATCTTCAAGGTTGCTGATAAGCAAACCATCGCCAGCTTTGCCGTCACCATGTCCTACATATCCTGGAGGGCTACCGATAAGTTTACTTACAGTGTGACGCTCCTGATATTCAGCCATGTCGTAACGCACAAGTTTCATACCCATAGCTTGTGCCAAACGTTTTGCGAGTTCTGTTTTACCAACACCAGTAGGTCCAGTAAACAAGAATGAGCCAACTGGCTTAGTAGGATCTTTAAGTCCAGCCATGCTAACAGTGATAGAATCACATACACGCATAATTACAGAATCCTGTCCAAATACAGTGCCTTTGAGATAGTCCTCAACGTGTCCGTGCTTATTAATGGTATGCTCCTCAGTTTGGTTACCCAAATGCTCTGCTGGAATACCAACTGTACGTGCTACTTCATTACGAATTTCTGTAGCACTAATAATTGATACTTGTTGATCACTTGGTAGAATCTTATTATACGCACACGCACGGTCAATGATATCAAATGCTTTGTCTGGTAGTTTTTTGTTAAACACATATTCAGCGGTCAGGTCAACTGCCAAGTCACATGCTTCAGGATCAATATCAAATCCATGGTGTACTTCGTAACTCACAATAGTATTACGTAGGATTTCTTTTGCTTCTTCTACACTTGGTTCACCAACGTTGATTTTAGTAAAGCGGCGGGCAAGTGCGCTTTCCTTCTCAAAAATCTTACGGAATTCTTCATCTGTAGTTGCACCGATTACTTTTAGTGTGCCGCCGCTTAGTGCTGGTTTAATCATGTTGCCAGCGTCCATAGCACCGCCGCCAGTCGAGCCAGCACCAATAACCATGTGAATTTCATCAATAAACAGGATCACATCGTCAACTAGTTCAAGTGCCTCGACCAAGTTCTTCATACGTTCTTCAAAGTCACCACGATATTTTGTTCCAGCAACTAGCTTTCCCATATCTAGTGATAGTACAGTATACTTTTCCATTACTTCTGGAACATTGCCTTCAACGATAAGTTTAGCAAGTCCCTCGACAATAGCAGTTTTACCTACCCCACTTGGGCCGACAAGGATAGCGTTGGATTTTTTCTTACGGGAAAGTGTTTGTACAAGATCACGTAGTTCTTCACGACGACCAACAACATCGTCGTATTCAGGACTTACTTGATTCATGTTAACTGTGAATTGTGATAGTACGTCCCAGGCTTGACTTGTTTTGTTTGTATTACGAGCACGTTGCTGTTGCTTATTGTTTGAAACTACTTTTCGGTATTCCGGAGGCCCAAACTCGTCTTGTTCCTCACGCTCTTCGTCAGTCAACTGACTCATACGTTCTTCAAACTCAGCTTGCTGTTCCATACGAACGTCCATAAGCCATTCAGTAATTACATGTTTGTCCAATCCCATTTCACCACTGAACAGACTTGCGGCACTGGCTTCTTCACTCAAAATACTTTGTAGCAAATCTATCTGATTGATAGCTTGTTTACCTTGAAATAGTGCTTGTGTTAACGCACGATTAAACACACGTTCAAGCATCTGTGTTTTTCGCGGTTGTACTTCTTCATCAGGTGCGCCTTTTAGCTCAGTACAATCTTGCTTCAAATACTCTAGAAGAGATTCCTGAATACCCACACAATCTGCTTGAACTTCATAGCACATAGCACGTACTGAAACATCGTCCATGACAACGATTGTCAAGTGTTCGATTGTTACGTATTGGTGACGTAGTTTTTTAGCCAAGTTGATCGACTGTAGGACAATGTTTTCAATTTCTGACATTCTTTAACCTTGTAATAAACTCTTCTATTTTATCGTTTGTATCTAGTATTGGCACCCTTAAACGTAAATGTATGTTAAGATTACCGCGTTTGTTTGTTCTTCTATTATACAGGCCTTGGCCCGGTATTGTCAAGATATATCCTGTGGTTACACTTGCTGGAATTGGTATTTCTAATGGTTCATCAGTTGGACTAATTATACTTATCGTACCGCCTGTCATGGCTTCCAATATGTCCAAATCATACTCCATTATAAGACTAAATCCGTATCTTGTAAAGTCTTCATGTGCTTGTTCTTTGATATTTAATATAAAATTTTGATTGTCACCGCGAACTTTTATCTTCTCGTCCACTTGAGCACCTGGGCGTATTTTCACTTTAAGTAGCACACCTTCCACATCAACATAGTCGTTAACACCTTCAATTTGCTGTTTTAGTGTTAGCTTTAGATTTACCATCTTTGTTTCGGGGGCTTTTACAATGGGCACCATCTGATTGTTTTTCAACTTGTTGTAGGCTGAGTTTATGAGTTTAAATGTTTCCAGATCACCACTGTCACGATCAGGGTGATACTTCATCGCAAGACGCTTGAACGCCTCACGGATTTCTTCCTGTGAAGCGTCTTCTGATATTCCTAAAATGTCCCAGGGATTACGATTGTGCTTCATAGTATTTTTGGTAGGCTGCTATTATGGCGCGCTGTTGTTGAACTAATTTTAACAGGTCTGCCATATTCAGCGATAGGTGTTCATAACCATCGCTGGTTAGAGCTATCAATACTATGTGCTGTCCAGAGTCTTCTAAATCTTTAAATACTTGCTCTATGTTGTCTGGTGTAACAACAATCCATTCTACAGTTCTAGAGTTAAATTCATCAACAGGTGGCAGAACTATCACAGGCTTTTCAATTGGTCGCTGATCAACAACTATTGGCTCAACAGGTTTACTGCACGCCGTTAGTGTTAGCGCCGCTACTAATGCTATCGCAATTTTTGTATAAGTCACTGTCAGTCTCCACATTAGCGCCTGAAATTTGTTCAAAACACTTAAACACATCTTGTGTCGCTGTATTTACTATCGTTTGAACAAGCCCTGGTCTTGCCGCTGCCAGTGCGCCAAAATCACGCTGTTGCCCAGCACTTGTCTCGTTAAATCTTCTCTCTAGGTCTTGCACCGTTCTACGACTATCAGCAAATTGCTGATTTAATGTACGAACAGTTGTTTGCATTACTTGTATATTTTGTTGTAGTGCCGCAGTTGCCGCTCGTTGTGTTTCTAATGCGATTTCAAGACGTGCTTGGTTAGCTGCATACTGTGCTAGTTTTGCTTGGGTATCATTATAATAGTAATATGCAGCATAGGTGGCGGCACCCAATAATGCCAGCATTATTAGGTATACTTTAATTTTACTAAAAAGACTAAACATCAAGCCCATTATTTAAACCTATATGTAATTCTACCCTTGGTAAGATCATATGGCGTCATTTCAATTTCTACAGTGTCGCCAAGCAATATGTTAATGTTGAATCTGCGTATCTTTCCACTAATAATGCCAATTACAGTATGCTTGTTTTCCAGCTCTACCTTAAACATAGCATTGGGCAAGCACTCAACTATCTTGCCCTTAAATTTAATTCCGTCTTCTTTTGCCATTAATATTTGTTCAAAAACTTTATACGTTCACTAACAGCAGCGGCATCTTTGTTATGCTTTTTAACATACTCGTAGCTGTCTGAAATCACACTAGCATTAAACGCTTCAGCACTCCATAGCTGTGGAGTCTTGTTCTCGTAACTAATAAATGTCCATTCGTTAATTTCATTGTCTACTTGCTTGATGTCCTCTAGCATACGATCTATATTGTCGAACAATTTGCTGTCGCGTTTAAACTCGATAAAAACTGTGTAAAGACCCTTGTCGTTTGGGCCTGGGGAAATATCTACATCCATTGCATCTGGAAAGCCTGTTTCTAAAAATTGGCTTAGATCTAGTGCTGGATAATTGCCGTTAATTTTTATTGCAACTACCACTGCCTGATCATCATCAGCAACTTTGCTTTTGAACTGATCAATACTGATTACTGGCTCAACGAGCGCCTTTAGATCGTTTGATTGAATTGCTTCGTCTAGTTTATCGTTATGCTCTGATTGCATCTTCATCACCCAATCCATCATCATATGCGTTTTCTACCGCATCAGTGTCAATACTCATATCGGCAATCTGGTTCTTAGCTGTAATCATACTATCCATTGCTTCACGTGGTAGTTCGATTGTGACTAGCCAGACTGGACGTTCAATTTTCTTAGCACGTGGTTTACCTGGACGCAAGCCATCGCCACCATCTACAACATCACGATCTTCTGGATCCACTAGCTTTGCTGCTGTAATCAATCTGTCTTTAGCATAATATACTTTGCCACCAAAATCAATGATACGTTCAGCACCACTTGGGTCTGGCATTAACTTATATGGATACATTATTGTTACTGTAACCCAGTAACGTTCAATGCGTGGGCCTTCAACAACCTCACCTTCAATCCAGTTCTTGTAAGCATACACATTTAGCCGCTCAAGAACATTGTCAATCTGCATTAGTGTCTCTAATGCGCTGTTGCTATTAATATTATTGTCAAGTTGACTAACGATATCTGTTTGATCCATGAATATATTTCCTCTGTAATACTATTTATGCTTTTTACTTTTCTGTAGTGTTAATTTCAAATTTTAAGGTGTTAAATACATGTGCGGGTAGCTCAGTAGGGTTATTAACTTAATAGGAGTTAACATGGCTAAAAGAGCTCGTAGAACAAAAAACCAAGAACACCAGGATGAAGGTGTTATTCAACTAAATGGTATGAAACGCCGTCAGCGTTATGTTACCATGATTCCAAAAAATCTCCGCCAAGAAGATTACATTGAAATGCTAGACGACGATCGCAAGTATATTGTGTTTGCGATGGGTCCAGCGGGTACAGGTAAGACACTGTTAGCAGTGCTTGCAGCAATTCGTGCCCTAAAGAATGGCGAGATTGAAAAGATAGTTGTCACCCGTCCTGCGGTAAGTGTTGACGAACAACACGGGTTCCTTCCAGGTACATTGGAAGAAAAAATGGCTCCATGGACACGACCAATCTTTGACGTATTCCAAGAATATTTCACTCCACTACAGATTGAAAGTATGCTTGCTGACAACATCATTGAGATTGCACCATTGGCTTATATGCGTGGTCGCACATTTAAGAACGCATTTATTATTGCGGACGAAATGCAAAACGCAACACCCTCACAGATGAAGATGTTGCTAACACGTATTGGTACAGGTAGTAGAATCGTTGTTACTGGTGACCTAGCTCAACATGATAGGGGATATGAACAAAACGGTCTCAAGGATTTTATCGCGAGACTAAAACAACGCCAAAATAAAATGTTTGGTATTGTGGAATTCCAACGTGAAGACGTGGAAAGACACGAAGCAGTCACCGCTGTACTGCACATTTACGGCGACGAAGATTAATTATAACTAACCAAGGACAACTTTGGTAATTTCAGCCCAGTCGGCTACCCGCACAACATCTTCGTTAACGTAATCTGCATTGTGAGCGTGAGAAATAAGCAAGCTCTTGAGGCCAAACTTTGTGCCGCAAGCCGCGTTTTCTGGCTTATCTTCAATCCAAAATAGTTCGGACCCAGTGTACCGTGCCAGTACTTCGTCTTTATCAGCGCCAGTGTCCAAGCAAATTAGCTCAGTGAACACACCCTTCCCAAATACATCTTCCAGGTTCTTCATCCGCAGTTTGGCAGCATTGGGATCCAAACTTAGCGAAGTAATACACACAAACTTGTATCCTGCTTCAACCAGCGTTGCAACACCACTACGAGCATCACGGAACGCAGGAAGGAAAGCCATCCAAGCACTCTCGTTAAATTCACGAACGTGATTCTTAGCTTCCGCTTTGGGCAAACCATACGCAACACCCAAGTCATAAACAGCCTCAACAACTTTGTCGTAGCCCTTTGCGCTCATCCAATCGTGAAACGCAGCCTCCCAGTCTAGCAGCACACCGTCGCAGTCTGTGAGGATAATTTTATCAGTCATCATATTTTCTTTCTCTGTTACAATACTAATATAAGCAATGTGTCTTGGTTTGTCAAGAGAAAAATCACAAATATTTGTTTTTTTTGGCTTATAACTATGAGGGTCCTAAAACCTTATATGTTTATATCCTGGGGTAGGGCCACGATAGTCGCCTTCCATTCTGTGTGTCTGAAATATATTTGGCAACGTTGTCTCAATGTGTAAATGTTTAAGACATAGTGCTTCACTCCATTGCTGATGACCAAACGGAGTATGGTGTGTTTTTGGTACTAACGAGTTTACTTCGTCTATTAGATCATACGGGCCGTCAGAAACAAACTCCGTCCTTCCCAAATTATTGAATACTATAAACATATCGCCTAATGCTAGTACAGGAGACCGTCTTATACCTGAGTTACCCCTACCGCCCAACCTGCTGTCTGCTGTAGCTAAACAGTATGGTAAATTATCATCGTCGTTTATGTTTACAATTTTATTAAACTCGTAAACTATATTACTGATATCGTGATCTACATTCTTATAGTTAAATTTACAGTCCCATCTAACACGTATTATAATGTCATAACTATTATCAGGCATCTGTAATGATTGAACTCCAGAAACAAACTGCCCATATCTATCTCGTGACATATCAAGATAGAAGCGTACCATTTCTTCTGGATCTTCAAATGGCCTATTATATTTTCTATCCGAGAATACTCTAACTGGGAATTCTCTCATTATCCAATTGTCAATGGATATTTGGTCTTCAATTATTAATTTTTTAAAATTTTTTACTAGGCTAGTATCGGGTATGCTAGCGTGTTCCCAAGTGTGTCCGTATACATCACTCTCAAAACCATTTTCATCTAACTGTTCAATTAAAAAGTTAAGTTCTTTATGTGATATATCATTGAACGTTCGTGTTTCTCCACCCAAGCAAAATGCTATACGTTTCATACGGGACGGTCTCCCATCACTATACATTTTTCAGTGTCGCTCAAATCCCACCAATGATCAAATGAATTGCTATAACATACGTAGAAATTATCTGGTAAATCTGTTCTCAGAACAGAACCTGTCTGATATAGTATATTAGATGTATACTTGTTATACAGTCCTTTCTTTACAAAACTATGTAATGATCCTATAACAGAATTCACTGCTGGAAGTTTCTGTCTAAAGATGTTATCAAACATGTAAGCAAAATCTAAAAATCCTATATCGCCGTCTTTTATTCTGAAATTACGTGCTAGACAGTGTATTGAATCATCTTGTCCGTTGTTGATAATATCCACTAGGTCATCAAGACTATCCTCCCATACAGTATGTATTACGTCCCATCTTGATTTTATATACCAATCATAATCCAATGGAATATCATTGCACACAAAGTAGTGCATGAAAAGTTGTGATATGCTATTTTTTATTGTATTGTATTTTACATCAGCTGGTAGCGTGTCTAGACTGTCATCATGGTACAAGTGTGGTAAAATATTGTCACACAGATATACAAAATGCTTTGCTATCCATGCATTTAATTCGTTATCACTGATGAGATGTAAATTCTTGAATACAGATGTATCATTAATAGGCGTAGCATAATCCCAAGTATACCCATATATGTCCAGATCTATTCCACGATCCCAGAGAAGTTTTTTTAGATTTGTGACTGATTCATAAGGATTTTTATATGTATGCTTTGCACCACTGGATATGTCATAAGATTCCCATGTTCTGACTTCTCCAGTCATATAATATGCTACTTTTTTCATATTATTCTTTATCTTTTCTTGATCTTAAATCTAGTAATAATTATAAATTTTTGGACTATAGTTGTCTGGCCGTATAATCTTTGCTTTAAAAAGATTGTTTCTATCGTCAATAGCTCTATAATTTATATTTTTTGAAGCCATCACTGCCTCCCACATTGTATGCCCTGCCATCCCATGACTATTAAATTTTCCAATGGTAGCATTTAAAAACTCTTCAGCGGTAACATTATTAATAAATTTATTCATGGCGGATTTTGTAAGGTATATAATTACATCATTAGGCATTACATTATTAACATAACGGTTTTGATATTGTATTAACACTATTTTTGTAATGTCTGAAGAATACGTACATTGATTAAATTTAAAGTAATTTTCCATAACTAAAACAGAATTTTTAAACTCACAAGCACTAGGGTCGTTATTATCAAAGTCCTTGATACCATAAGCGTAGACAGGGATAGAGTCCCATCTTACTTTTATAAACCCATCAATATTATCATATTCTTCTTTTGGTATCTTACTGAAACTAAGGAACGCACCAACATGCTGACCCCAGTGCCTTCTAGAATGGAACAATGTTTCATCTATATATTTTATTTTAGAGGCATCATTGCTTGGATCAATTTTTCCAAGATAAGAATCTACAACGTTTGCTGTTGGGGAAGTACGATATACACGTTCACTATATAATCCGCACACCCAGTCACTTATAATATTTTCTGACTCTACCCAAATATATTTTAATGGTAATATTTTTGTATTAGGTATATCCTCTTCTGGACAGTGATCCCATGTGTGACCGTAAAATACAATTTCAATACGGTCTTCTGATATAGTCTCTACAAGATTTTTCCACTGTAACCAATACACAGCAGTTTTTGTATTAAAAGTTCTTGATTCAGCTGAAAAAACGACTGCTATTCTCATTTATTTTTTCCGATATTTTTACGCAGACTTTCAAGAGCACCGCTAATAATACTAGGATACTCGCCCATGAAGCTACCTGCTTCTAACATGTCCGTATTTAGTATGTGTTTATGACGGTGTTCTATACTATCCCATACTGCCAGTATAGTTTTAGCCAAGTTGTCATAGAACGCATCACTAAAGATAGGATCATCTTCCACATAATAAGCATATGATGCCATAAGATAATATGGCACCATCATGTTTATATTCTTAGAGAATAACTCTGCTGCGTAATCGTCTAAGATCATCTTCTCATTGACGCAATATCCTTGGCATCTTCTTTGCGATCTGCAAACACTGGAACCATGTTAGATTTGTGCATAGTGGCCACACCCAACAGTTTACGTTCACCAGTGTATTTTACTTGTTCACGTGCAGGACCATGACCTGCAACGCTATTACTCATAGGAACAGTGTTTCGCAAATCAGCACGATAATCAGGGATTTCATTAAGTCCAATACGCTTACCCCATTTGTCATAGAATGCGTCCTTGTTCTTACCAACACCCATGCTCTCTAGCCAGGCTTCATGATCCGCCTTTGCCTTCGCTAGGCGTTTGCTTTTGCTTTTCTTTTGTTTGCCGTTATATCGTGTAGTAGTGATATGGGCTTTTTCTAGATGCATAGTCATGATAAACCACCGTTGTTGTATACGCTTTACTATAGCATATTTCAACGGTTGCTGTCAACTATTTTAGTCTACGACATGTCTTTATTTTTACTTTTTTCTATGCTTTTTTCTTTTAACATCTTGTTCTTGTGTCCGAAGAGTTCTTGCCCTTGGTATGGCGTGTGTTTGTGTCTATCGGCCACGGGTTTTGTTGCAAATAAAAGATTACTATCTACTATCGGAACATTCTGGAAGTTTATATTTAATTCATAAAAAATTGAAAACCAAAGTTCAATATATGCAACTGTTTCATAAACAATAATACCTTTTGAATTGTACCTGTTTCTCAATTCTAAATTTTTTAAATTTTTTAAATTAATAGTTTCTATTAATGCAGAAATATCGCTAGAACGTATATGTTTTATTAGTTCGGGTCCTGATATCAAAAATGAATAGTCTTTGAGATCTAAAAAATTATTATTTTCATCTCTAGTATATTGTTCAACGAATAATATGTTTTCATGGCGTTCTTTTAAGAAATTTATAAATGGTTTTTTATTAAATGCTGGAAACACATCCCACCTTGTTTTAATTACATAGTCGTATTCTTCTTCTATTAAAGAAATACTTTCCCACGCACTTATATGTTGTCCTATTAAATATCCTAACACTTCCCCTTGCCAAAGTCTATCTTCATGAAATCTAATTACCATTGGAAGAGATAATAGCCTGGTATCTGGGTTTTCTGAAATCCAACTAGCAAGATATTCAATTTGAGCATCAGATTTAATATTTTTGAAATTTATTGAAGATGGTAAGTTATTAATATACCAGCCATGCCCATAAAAATCAAAACTAATCTCTCCATTGGAGAGTTCATAAATTTCTTTTGTAAATTTTAACCAATAGTCACAAACAGGCATACCATCATCGTTAAACGGATCACTGAACGAACGATAATATCCAGAAAAACATATGGCTATTTTGATTGGCATTTATCAATTACCATTAGCTAAATCTGTCGCATCATAAAAATCTTCACCGTGCAACATCTTAAGACGTATAGCATCCATCTCAGTTACTAGATGTACCTCGTCACTTTCCCAACGTCCACTGGGACTACGATTACTGATCATTATAAAGCGATATCCTGGAGGAACGCTTTCTATACCAAACATTTTTTCTTTACGAGTTTTAGACATTAATATAACTGATCCAGATCTTTCCAGTCCCCAGCAACATAGTTAATAATAACACTACGGCGTGTATCGTCAACCATATTTTTTTCAACGCCGTGTAATACATTACCATAGGCCCAGGTTAACCATCCAGTGTTGTGCTTAAACAAGTTAGTGTGTACAAGTTTTCCAGTATCATTGTCATAAAGACTAGTACCCCAACTATCACTACCGCCACCCAAGTATATTTGTAATGTAATAAGTTTTTCTGGAATGTCAATATGCCTGTCCAAATAAAATCCTGGCCCATCCTGACATAGTTCAACACGCAATCTGCCAGCACTGCAATCAACACCAGTCAGATCAGTAAAAAACTGTCGTGCATGATCAGTATCCCATTCACTAAAGTATGCTGCTAGTTCTGGTGTTGCTTCACGATTAGCAAAAGTGCGTACTTCGTTTGTACACGCACGCCTGCCATCGTAATCAATAATGTAAGGCTCTGGAAAAAACTCCATTAAGTCAGTTACAAAGTTATATGTAAATGCATGACTTAGACTAACCCAGGAGCCTGGATAAGTGTGCCGTTCATATTCAATTAACATTACTTGTTAATCCTGCTGTCTACTATCCTACTGCCTAAGAAACGACTGTGTACCCACATCTGTTGTCCTGTTGGGTTTTCAACAAACCACCATTCGCCCCGTTTGCTGATGATATCAAGTTCAGTGCCTTTTGGTAATTGCTGTACAACACTGTAGTTTGTTCCTGGGCCACTACGTCCATTTAAATAGTCATTTACTTTGGAAACATACCATGAGAATGAAATATTATCATCTGCTCTACTGTTATTGAGCTGATCATAAATTCTATGGTTCATTGCTGGGCCAGGATCTGTCTTACGTCCTGGTGAAATCATGTCATGACCAACGACTTCAACAATTTTAAAACGTTCCACAATAACTTTACCAAGTGCTAGAAGCACTTCGTTTTGTTCTGGAGTAAACATCTCCCAGCCATATACTGGTCCACTTGGATTGTTTTGATGCGGTGCTTCAATAACATTGTCAGCTGGCCAGTTTGCCCCCCACCATGTCTTGTATCCGCCCTTGGTAATACTTAATGGACCCGGATTACAAACCTCAATACCAATGCTACAATCGTTTAGATTGTTAATGCCTGCCCAGGTGCTTTTACCTGCGTGATAGGCTTTTGTCTCTAAACTTACGCTCTGCGTTAGTGTACCGTCACGACTTAAATTCAAGTGTGCGCTTACTTTGGCTTCTGGTTTTTGGAAATATGCCGCTGTGCCATGAGCATCCATTGCACCAGCAGTATAGTGAATAACCAAAAACTTTGGGCGCATTAGCCCGCCCTGATTAGGTGTTGGAAAAAAGTCTACTTGTTTCCAACCACCAGAATTAATTGATTGGAAGACTAGGCCCTCTTCGATTTTATAATCGGTCATTTATTGATTTCTCTCTTTAATAGAGTCCAAGCACCATAAGCAATTGCAATATATGCTGCCCATTGCGCTAGTGGTGCTAGTACCAAATATGCTACGCCAACACCAATAAGAACTGCACCGTCCCACGTTGTACGTTCTGTCCATAGTCCAGCAAGTTGTTCTTTAAGATAAGCAAAAATAAAATTAAAATCCATGTTAGATCTCCTCTGTTGTCAATATTTATATATTGATATTATTGACAAGTCAATAAAAAGGGAGGCTAACAGTTGCCCCCCGCGGGTTTATTAGGTAACCACCCCTTTCCTAATCGTAGTGTCCACGAGTATTTATTGTAACCTTGGAGATGGGGTGGGAATCGAACCCAACTTGAACACTCTGTTTTATCCGCCTGCCCATGGATTTTAACAAAACAGCATAGCACACCATGCCAGCCCATCAAACTTATTTAGTTAAAAGATTATGATTAGAAAAAGGATAATGAAAACCCAAAACCAAAATTTATTACCTTCTTCTTGGCATACTCTACAGGGTTTATTACCTTTATAATTGTGTTTACGACAAGCCATATCTTTTCCTTTTGTATTAACCTTGTTACGGGCGGCATCTGCACAGCCTGAGAAAGCATTTAACGGTTTTACCAGCAGCCTTAGGGGGTCCTACACATTGCGTTGCATCGCGGTCCTAGTCGGGTCCATTTTTACGCCTGTTGTGACAAAATCTCCATTGTAATTGTCACCCCGTAACAAAGTTAATTTATGGCGGGCGGTGTGGGATTCGAACCCACGAGACGCTCATCACGTCTGACGGTTTAGTAGACCGCTCCATTCGGCCGCTCTGGCAACCGCCCGTATTTTGGTAGGCCCGGAGGCGAACCTTTATTCAAACCGTAACAGATAAATAACATTACTATGAAATGTATTACCTGTCAACAAGAAACTTCTAATCCTAAGTTTTGCTCTAGATCATGTGCTGCAACATATAACAACACCGGTGTTCGCAGACATGGTGAGGAACCTGGTAATTGCATTTATTGCGGGCAAAAGAAGTCAGGATCAGATAGAAAGTATTGTAGCCAATTGTGTTCTAGTAATGCAAAGCTAATTTCACCTGAACAAAAACGAGCGTCAAATGCTGCTAGACAAAGCAAATACAGAGCAAAGAAGTATCGTGTATTAGCAGAAAATGCTGATATACAAAAAATCAAAGCAATATACTCAAACTGTCCTCACGATCATGAAGTGGATCATATTATTCCTCTTAGTAAGGGAGGAACCCATCATGAAGACAATTTACAATATCTTCCTAAATTAGTAAATAGACAAAAAGGCAATCGTCTATTTTAGTAATAATGGTGCTAGTGGCCGGAATCGAACCGACTTGCCTTACGGAAAGCGTTATGAGCGCTCAGGATCCCCATTCTCCATCACTAGCATTCTAACCAATTGAGCTACAGGCCTGTATTTTTTTCTATTCTGTATAAATACTTATAACTAATTTAGCAGCAGGTGTCAACTAAAAAATGCAAGCATATGTATATTCAATATACGATACTGTTAGTGACAAGTATTACTACGGTGTTAGAAAATCTACGAAATTTGATCTATTTGAAACTTACTTTACTTCTTCAAAAATAATTAAACGTCTTATAATAGAGTCAGGCACTGACAGATTTATTATTAAAAAACGCAAGGTATTCAATTCGTATGAAGAAGCAAGAATATACGAAACAAAATTCCTTAAAAAAGTAGATGTAGTTCATAATGACCGTTTTTATAACCAGGCTGTTTCATCTCCTCGTCTTTGCAAAAAAGATAGCAACGCTAACCTTATTAGAAGAGAAAAAATCTCTAAGACAATGCAAGAACGTTGGAATGACGATGACTACAAATATAATCACCCATTTTTTAATATTACATCCGAGGAAGCATCTGCTAGAGGAAAAGCAGGGGCATTGGCAAGAGCAGAAAAATATAAAAATGGGGAACTTACAAAGAAAAATACTCCTAAAACTTATACATCAGTGACTATACATAAAAACGGAATTACTAAAGATATTAAACGCAACCAAGTTCCTGCATACAGGAAGTATGGTTGGGAAATTTGGTAGTCCCACCCGGATTCGAACCGGGGACGCTCTCTAATCTGGAGACGATGCAGGGTATAAGCCTGGTGTTTTACCGCTAAACTATAGGACTGTTATTTTGGTACGGGCGGTGGGATTCGAACCCACAACGTTTCTAATGTGACAGATTTTAAGTCTCACTTCCATTAAAACTCTTTTGGCGACCCCTGAAGGACTCGAACCCTCGGCCTAGTGATTAGAAGTCACTTGCTCTATCCAGCTGAGCTAAGGAGTCAGCAAAAAAGTTTTGGTACTCGCAGCCGGACTCGAACCGGCACGCACATGGCAGCGAGTTATTTGGTGCGGGCGGTGGGACTTGAACCCACAACGTGATCATTAATCTGTGAAGGATTTTAAGTCCTTTGCGTTTCAACCAATTTCGCCACGCCCGCTTATTAACTTTTTAACTCTGGAATAATTTCCGCCTTTTGGCGCTAACCCTACTTCTATTAATGTTTGTCTTATATTAGCAGTTTTATCGTATGCTGTCAACAACTCATTGTCAGAAACTTTAATTTTTCCAGTGTTTATATTTTTGCCCCTCCACGTGTCGGTTAAACTGTGGCAGTTGGGACAAAGCAATCTTAGATTATCTAGACGGTTGTCCTTGCTTTTACCATTTATATGATCTAGTTCAAGTGGTATCGTTTTCCCATTCCAAGTGTCTATTCCACACTCTTTACAGCACTGTGGTACTCCCAACTCACACAATCTGTTTTTAACAGCATGATTGGATAGTGTTGATCCGTCTATTAGAAAATTGTCGATTGCTTGTTGTTTGCGTGTGTCTGAACTCTTTTTCCGATGTTCCGATGTCCATGCTACACTACGTACTCCGTCTATATACGCTTTTTTTGTTCCCTGTCTATTCTTTTCTTTTATAGCAGGGCATTGTTGATATGTTTTGTTACAACATTGCTTGCCATTTTTAAGAGTATATTTTGCTGGTGCTTGGCACCCGTAATCACATAAGTTGTCCATAATTGTCTCCTTGTATGTATTTATACAAGTAGACACATTTTTTAACTTAAAAGTCTAATGAGTATACCTATTCCACCATGCGAGCTCTGTTTACTTTACCTTGAAAATATTTGAGGAGTTCCACTTTTGCTCTAATGATTCGCGTTCAGCTTCATCACTATCTTTAAGTGCGTTTATGAGGGCGTTAAGATCACCGTTTTCAATATCTTGTATTCGCTTCTGCACCCTGGTCAACACGCTCTTTACTCGTGGATCATTGGTACGATTTAATTCCTCTTGGATAACGTTGTTAACTTGTATTCCGCTAATCATTGTCTTCTACTCCAACTTATGTATTCAATATAGCTTTTATCAGCGTGTATGTCAATAACTTTTTTTGATTTTTACAAATTAATTTAGTGTTCGTTTTACAGGATACATGGGTGTTATTTCTTCCATGTGTGCGACTACATATTGTAAGGTGTCAACTATTTCCTCTTTTGGTATCACACCTCTATATACCCCTACACTGAACTTTAACAAGACGCTTGCGATTGCAATAGAGTGTTCTTCCGTAGAATCCAATTCTTCAATCTTCTCACGGATAACTCTAACAAGTTCTCTCATAGTATCGTCTTTTTCTTCAGTTGTCAATCGTTTATTATAGTTGTACATAATATTATTTATCCAAAGAATAAGGGGGCAAGTTGCCCTGCCCCCTGGTGCCTGTGTTTTTTATTTTAAATTAGAAACTAAATGCAATGCCAGCCGCTGGGGTGACGTCTTTAGTGTCTACGTTGTAGTTTGCTTCTGCGTATACAGTTGCACCGCCAATGGTTGTTTTATAACCAGCGCCAACGTTCTGGAATGCATCATCCTGATCGCCGTTTACGTATGCTGAAACACCATAGTCAGCAAATGTGTATCCTGCTTCGTAAGCAAGGATGTCACCATATGTTGCCGCTAGACTTACGTCTGCGATCGCATATGCAGCACCGAAAGTTGCATCTTCAGTGTTAAGGTTATAGTCAACAACAACAGTTACACCAGCAAATACGCCAGCTGCCTGTACATTTGCTACATCAGTTACGTCTGTAGCTGCATCAGTTAGACCAACTAGAACCTGTACGCCGCCAAAGCCAGCAGTTAGACTGGTTGCTGCCTCTGCTGGGTTGGCAAGAGTATCGCCGCCAACTTTTTCAAGGCCGGCGCCAAGTTGGAAGAGGTCTTTTTGGTCACCATATGAAAGTGCTACGCCACCAAGAGTGGTGCCAACTTTCCAACGATCAACATATACGTTGTCATTGCCGTCTACTTTAAGTCCAACTGAAACGTTGCCTACAGACGCGGCTGCGCCAAATGATAGTGATGGGGTAGCGGCTACTGTGCCGTTAGTTTCTGTGAAGTCAACTGCTACTTTGCCTGAAAGATCAGCAGCTTGAGCAGCACCAGCAAATGCGATTACTGATGCGGTAATTAATAGTTTACGCATAAAAATTCCTTTTTGTTTTTCATGATATATTTGCGCTGTACAACTCTGTCTCTGGCGCAACTAGTATATTTATTGACATTAACATATATTTTAATGTCTGTCAAGAATGTAGCACACTGATATTTAAACAGTGTGCTACTTTTGCAACAAATCGTGGGGGTTACGCTTTGTTGGTTTTGCCGTTTACAAACTCATAAAACTTGTTTGCGGCTTCTAGTACTTTTTCAGCACCTGGCACCTGTGGCATTTCTACCTTGGTAACAACTTCCCCGTCCTCTTTAGTAACAGCTAATTCATAACCAGCCCATTTGGCATGATAATCTTGCCACGCTTGGTTCTGAGCCATTTCTAATACTTTGGTACGAATCTCATAGCCATTTTTGTTTGGCTTAACGGTTGGCATTGCTGATTTCATCATAGCCGCCATCTGCTCTAGCATTTTTGTTGGATCTGTCCATTCATTTGACATTTTATTTCTCCGTATGTATGTGTTAAATCCAGTTCTAATAAACTGGTAAAAATATACCTTACGTATACTCTTAGCAGTTTACTTAGTTAGTAAACTGTTGGATTAATGGCAATGCTGCATCAGCTAGGCCAATTAATACAATTAGTGAGATTATTCCAAATGCTGCCCAGTTTTTGGTTTTACTCTGGCTACTCATTTTCATTGCAATAATTTCATTACCTAAAATTCGTAGACTAATCTCAAAATTATCTGCTTCTGGTTTTGTTTCTTCTGTCATGTTTTTTTCCTAAAGTGGGCCCGTTCTGTTGCTACGTGGAACCCATACGCCGCATACCTAATTAGGCTGCAATTGCCATTGCTGGCGCACGATTGTCATTTGCAATTGTGAATTTTGACCGAATAACGTAGGTCACCACGGTAAACTCCACTTCACTTTCACACCTGTCGATCCTGTTCATCCCCATCAAAGATACACTGCCAACCTCAAATAGGAGATTTCGTTGGCCATGCCCAGAACAATGTTCCTTTTTAAACAGTGTATCTATGGTGGAGTCGATCCTGTTCATCCCCATCATAGATACACCCAAGTCTATTCTCTTTCGAGTTCTTACTTGCACTAGGCCAACCGCTCAAGTGTATCTATGGTGGAGATGTCGGGATTCGCACCCGAGTCCAGTATGTGTCCACGTTGCTTCAACGTTTACAATAATATTTATACACTACCATTTACCGATTGTCAACACGTTTTTTTGACTGTTTACAGCGTCAAGCAGTCTGCGAATCTGTGGTGATTGCTGTGGGTAGTTTTTGTGAAGTTCCACGTGCAGTAGATCCTCCAGATAGTTCAGATCGTCTAGGCTCAGTTCTTTGATTTTGCTGGCTACCATATTTTTTCTCCCAGGCCTCTTCGAAACCTTCTGTGTGGACATAACTTTCACCGTTATACCACATGCGCTTAAAGTATCCATCATAACATTCCACTATGACAGCATCAGTTGTGTTGAAATGCCCTTTAACCATCCAAAACAGTCTACAGGCTTCTTTGAAATCTATATTGCTCATATATTTATTTACTGTAGTGTTAATATGTTGGCGTTAACTTGC